AGAGTTTAATCAGTAGAATCTGTTTCTATTACTAACGCATATTCTGTATTATTTTCCAAATAAACTGGATAATCGAACATAAAGTTAGTTGGTGTAGTAGACTCTGTGAGACCTTCGAAATCGGTTGCTATGCCCATTCTAACTGCTGGGGTATCTATCTCTATCAAAGTTTCAATTACGCATCCTCCAGCGCCATTACCGACGCCTTTGATGACAACTGATGGTGCTTCGGTATATCCAAAACCAGAAATTGCAACATCTACATTATAAATTTTTCCATTGGAAACACTAACTTGAGCAGTTGCTACTGATCCACCAGGAAGTTGTGGACTTTCTATAGTAAGAACAGCACTGTCATAATTTGATCCTGTTTCTTTAATAATAATGTCAGAGAGTTTTCCGCTATCTTTTGCAATTTTTAATTTGAGTGAAGTTCCATTTGCAGCATTTGCTGTAGTAATTGAAGGAACTTCTAGATCTTCATTTTGACGGAACGACTTTCCATTATGGTTGGATAACACTAATGTGTATACTTGCTCATTTGTTAGTGAGAAAATTCCTTGTGCATTTGCAACTAACTCTACTCCATTCTTATCAATTATTCTGGAGATTGGTCCAGAAGCAGCAGAAGTAGATCCAACTATGTACTCATCTTTTTTGACAGAAACAGATCCTGTAGAGAAACACTTCAAATATGTTTCTGGAGATAATGATTTTTCTGTTCCAGGAACTATATTTTTTGCTGGTTTTTCATAATTTACATTTGTCAAATAAACTCTTGCGGGAATAGTAGCACTCTTTTCTTTGAAGAATAAATCCAATCCCGTCACAAAAACTCCACCTTCATAATTTTCAACTTTGAATATTTGTGCAAGGGGATTTGGTTTTATGGGATTATCAGTATTGCTGTCAACAAATTGAACACCCTCATTTGATTTGAAGTATGAAGGTTTTGTTGATATAATACTTGAAGGATTTTGAGGAAGTATACCAGAAGCATAATACTTAATTTCTGCATAACTATCTACAGATGTCTTATCTTCATTTGTGCTACTGGATGTAAATCTAAATGTTAGTTCTCCTGTAGTAAACTTCAATTCTTCGGAAGATGTATCATAGTCTACAGTAGAGATATCACCTCCCCATAAAGAATTTTCTTTTGGTGCATAACCAAATGGAAGTAGAATCAACCCACTTGCATTTCCATTACTATCTGTTTTTATTTGACCATTGAAAGCAGATAAAGAGTTACCAGCAATTCCAGTAAATCTCAAGTCTGGATTTACCCAACGATTGATATTTCTACCTTCTAGGAAAACAGAAATATTAGTATTTGGTTTTAGTCTCTCTATAGCAAACTTGATTGGTTTTGATCTTGCGAAGAATTGTAGCGAAGATGATACAATGTTTTCTCCAATTTTTTTAGATACAACACCTTTTGCGAGATCATTATTTTGTGGACTTACATTTGAACTACTACCAACTGAAGCAACCTGTACAGAAGACTTAGAGATTAGTAGATTGTTTTCTCCTAATGAATTTATTGGAGTGAAAGCAGTAGAGGTTCCTACCCAATTCACAATATATGAATTGTATAAACTAGACAAACTTTCTTTTGGATCTTCTTTTGCTAAGAAAATATTATACAAATTTGTATTTGTATCAATAATTAATGGTTCAATAGTATCGGCATACCATTGATCTATTTGTGGAGAAAGATGTCCCTCTCCAACATATTGAAATACTACAAATGGATTTGGATTGATAGTTTTAGAAGCAAAATCATTTCCTAATAGTTTTAGTTCAGTATATGGAAGCGTAACAATATCACCAGATTTCTTATAACCAGCAACTGTTCTTTGATCTTCTCTCGTGTATAGTTCTTTTAGATCAATTGAATCTTCTTTTGATTGTGGTCTTAATACAGATTGTCTACTATCAATAGAGCATCTATAATCGGGAGATGATAGGAACCCAATACTATGAGATTCAAAATTATCCACAAAGAAACCACTCTTGAATCTATCAAGACCAACACTATCTTTGATTTGCATGTTTAGAGCTTGTTGCTCCAAAATACTCAATGTTGTATAATATTCTAAACGTTCAATACGTTTTTCTAATTTTCCAATATCTTTCATCGTATATCTACGATGTTCAACTGGAGTAATTCTTACATTTTTGCTGCTTGGCGTAAAAGCAGGAATGTAAGCATAGAACAATGGAATAGCATCTTTTATGTCATCTGGTTTGGATGGGTTCAATGAAGAGTTACCTTCTTTGACAACAAACTCGCCTCTCTTGTTCAAGAAAATACCATCAATTCTGTCAAGATACTCTACTTGACTAAATGAGAACGTATACTCTAAATTTGCATCTGGCGCAGGAGTGCTAGAAACAACAGATCCAGATCCAGTGAAATTACTAGTAGTTATTTCTAAAGATGAAGTGTCCTGATATCCAGGAACAATAGTATTTGAATTTACTTTTGGTCTAAAATCAATAACATTTTTTAGATTGATATTTCCAAGAACTGATGAATTGAATGTAGGAATTTCATCTTCTAATACACCCGCTTCATGTAAGTAACTATCAATTGTTGCAAAATCACCTTGAGAATGTTCAAAATAATCAAATCCAATAATTAGTTGTCCAACGGTTGGTTCAAATCCTGGTCTGATTACAATCCTAGAAACATCGTAAATTGTATCTCTTTGACCATCATCAAAGGTAAATCTATTAGTTACATCTTTTCCAGAAATAAGATTGCCTGAGTTATCAACTTCTGGTGGTTGCGTACTTGTACCTTCGTAGATATATCTTATCTTATAAACGTCAGAATATGATAGTTTTTCCACAACATCGCTATCATAATTTGTTCCTCTAAGTGGAACTACTCTATCTCCAGAAGAATCAACTACAATTCTTTTATTCTCGATTGCTGTTTTTAGTCTTGGTTTTGCATTTTCTACTTCTACAGTTGCAGTAAGTTTTAGTTCTGGTGCTGTAAAGTTTGCAATTGATGATACATTTGTATTGAAGTAACTAGATGGCAATTCTATCGATAGACTTCCTGATGTTAATCCACTCGCAGTGTCTGTAGATGATACAATACTAACACTGTCTGGATCAATGTAAATCAGATCACCGTTTTCAACTAAGTCTGCATCATTCTTATTAAGAACAGTGATTACATAATTCTTTTCATTGAAAGTTGTAAATCTCTGAGTACCAAATGGAAGTTGTGCTGCAAATGTAATAATACCTCCACCAGTAGATCCAGCGGCAACAAAGTCTCTACGGAAATAATATTTGATTTTGCTATCTTCACCGCCAGTAGAAATTTGTTTTACTTCTTTTCCTCCTGTTGGGAAAAGGAGAGTTCCTGAATTTATATTCTGTACTTTTGGACGTAACAATACAACACTAGTATTATTTACATCGGCATATAAAGTTTCATCTAGATAAATTCTAGTTTTAGATGATCCTTTTTGTACCGTAGCATATTGCACTACACCTCTAATAACATTGTTATCTACATCAGAGAACTGTACTAAATCTCCCTGAGAAACAACCGAACTAGCATCAGAATTGAAACTTGTAGATTCTAAAAACTTATTTCCTTTGGAACCAAAGAAAGTAAAATCAGTTACAGAAGAAAGATTTGCATAATCTTTATTATCTAATATTACATCTGCTGTAAATGTATTAATTCCACCAGATCCATAATTACATCCCATGGATTTTACATTATTTGGTGCATACGTAGTTACAGTATTTCTGTTTAGAACTGGTACGATAACAGCTTGCTCAGCAACTGTTGCTCCATCGGTATCTAAAGTCACTACAGGTGGAATTGTATATTCTTCTGATACTGATGCTTTGTCTAAAATATCAACCTTATAAATTGATTGACCTAAACGACCAACTAAAATCTGACTCTCGTTATAGAGAATGCCATTTATTCTTATCTTAGTGGTAGAAGGATATCCGTTTCCTCTCTTCTGTACTATCAAATGAGAAATTGTATTTTCTTTTGCAATGTTTAATAGATTACCAGATTCGTCTCTAATTGTTTCTCCTGGAATGAATTTTCCAGAGAGTGTTTTTATGAAAAGAATATTCCCTGTTGAGTAAACACCATTGGATGCACCTTCTACGACTCCATATGCTTTGCTAGTCAGACCATAAACATATTCACCTACATCATAAGTTCCCTGTGTTATAATAGTATCTAAAATAATTTTAGTGTAGAATTGTGGGTCGAAATAAGACAATGCATACTTTGCATTATATGCTTCTCCACCTTGATCTAATACACCTTTAGAAAGAACGATATCGGAGTCTGGGTTGAATCCATCTCCTCTTTCTTGCAAGTAGAAATTATTTGGTTTTATTGTTCCTATAACAGGAGTAATTGTATCACTATAATCGATTATCTCAGCAAACTTAGAAGCTGATAAATCGATAACTGTTCCTTGACCAGTTGGTGTTGTATTATTAGCAACAAACTCTGTTCCTTCATCTGGACTGTCTGCGCCAATTTCAGTCCAGTTGGTATTTGATGCAGATACAATCTTATATTGTCTTCCTGGTATTATTTCACTTGCATTGAGAACTACTTCATCTGCAGTTGCATCTTGTTCTGATAAAAATAAAATTCTCCTTTTATTAAATGAAGTCTCATCATATTCCACTAAAACATTTTCTAAGTCTTTTTTATTTCCAGCAACAGTAATTTCTAAGTATTTTGCAGATTCTCCTTGTGCTGGATTTATTTGTGGTTTGAAAACTTTACTAAAAGATAGTACTTCAACAGAATCAACAATATTTTCTGCTGCTCTTGTTCTTACATACCAAAGATTGGCAAATGTATTTTCTAGATCATTTGCATTGATTGTTTCAATTGCATAATCATCATCAACAATCTGTAGAGTTATAGTTTTGATTCCAATGTTAGAATCAAAAAATTGACCTCTTCTACTGATAGAACTTCTATAGTTATCACTAGACTCAGTTCCACTCAAACCTACATATCCGTCATTAAATAAGTTTGATAAAAAGATTGTTGGATAAGCAGTTAGTTGAGAACCTTCTTTGTTTAGAGGAACACTTCCAAAAACATTAGTAATATTGAATGTTGGAAGTCCACTTGCTTTGACAGTAACATTTTCAGAACTTGTACTTTCTCTTGCTTTATTGAGTTCTAAAAATTTTGTTTCTTTATTGACAATTTCATATCCTTTAATATATGCTTTACCAGGACCAACGCTGGCAATCATCTTTCTGGATGCTTCTAATTCAGAAAGACCATTATACAATCCAAACTCATCAGCAGAATAGACACCGTTATTTTGATTTCTTTGTGAATATTCTCTAATATTGACAGAAAAATCTTCTACTACATAATCACCACTCTCATCATATGTTCTTCTAGCAAGAGTTTGTTCTAATAAATTGTAGTCTGTTGCTGTTACTTTCTTTTGAATTGCTCCTTGTGATACTGTAATAATTTGAATAAAATTCTTATCAGTAATTTCATTTAGTTCAAACTTTTTAAGTTCTAACTGAATTCGCAAACGATGCGCTCCAGGAGCAGTTTGGTTTGAAGAACCAATAGCATTATCATATAGTGATAAATCTTTTTCTGGTGTAACAATATCTTCTACAATAGTAAATCCAATCTTTGCAGAAGGTCTATTGTAATATGAATCAATAACTAAAAGCTCTTCTTGATTTTTTACAAAATAACCATTGACAAAATAAATTCCTTCTTCCACCTTTACACCAGAAGCATATCCCATTGCTGGACTTTCTAATGTAATAGTTTGATTTGTATTTGGATTCGTGACAGAAATACTAGTTGGAAGAACGCTTCCATCAGTACCTACAACCATTAGAGGAGTATTTACTCCATCAACTACTTCCAGAGTTTCTCCTTGTCTAAAAGTAAGTTCTTCACTAGAATTTCCACTGGTAATATAGTTTACATAAAGAGTATCAGCACTAGAATCTGTCGCTAAATTTACAGACAGAATCACTGCTTCAACACCAGAAGTCAAACCTTGAACAGTTTGACCAATCAGTTGTGTAATATCATATTTTTTATATACAATATTATTATCTTCATTTACCGCTACTTCGGATACTGAAGATAATTTTACATAGTTTAGTTTCGTATTGAGACTAACTTCTCCAGGTATTACAAGTTCGCCTTGCTTGAAAGAGTATTTTCCAAAACTCTCAATTTGATTTTGTAAAATTGATTGGAGTTGTGTTAATTCACGTCCTTGGATGGAATATCCAGGGCGAAATAGTACTTTATAAAAATTCTTATCTGCGTCGAAATCGTCGTAGTAAGGATTTACATTAAGGTTAGTCTTCTGTGGCATCGTACTCCGCCAAATACTAGCATCTTGTCCCTAGTATTTAGCGAAGTAATCTAGAGATCAGAATTCAATTACAAGTTTGATGTCTTCAATCTGGTCAGGAGCACGAGTGATTAGACGACGGTTCTCAATATAAATGATTTCGCCTGAATTATTTTCAATATCACTATTTGCTAAACCAGAAGCAAAAGTAGAACCTAGAAGTGATCCACTGAATCCAGTAACTACAGATCCAGAGGCATTTGATTGAGCACCAGTAATTGGTTGAGCACCATTGGAAGCGAAATCTCTTACCTCTCCTTGATATGCATGTTCAGTATTAGTTTGGTAGTATTTTAGTACACCATCTGTGGTAGATCCTTCATCGAGAGTCCAAGAAACAACAGTTCCATATGCTGTCTCAGAACCTTGTACTTGCTCGATTCTTTCATCTGCAATATAATCTGCAGTAGCACCACTAATCTTGATTGCTTTTAGACCAGAAACCGTACTTCTATCTTCAAATGTTGTAGTTCCTTCTTTGTATGGATCTTTTAGAAGACCAATTCTGCGGAAGTCATTATCGACTGGGAAGTCACCATCACCTTCAGCATAGGTGAGGCGAACATTTGTCATCACGCGCTTACCATTAAGTTCTTGTTCGTGATTTGATCCATGACCACCTTCTGGAGGAAGAATTGCTTCGATTGCTCCAGTAGCAGAATTTCCTACACTAACCGTGCTTGTTAGACCAGAGTCGCTAAAGACAAATCCATCAGAAAGAAGAACATTTGCATATGTATATCCAGATCCACGAGACTGCACAGAAGCAGAAGTAATAGTTCCAGCACCATTAGTTACAAATCTTACTACACCACCAGTTCCGTCTCCTTGGATACCAGCATAAAGTGTTGCGGATGATGGTAAATTAGCACCTGCATCCTCAATCAATACCGCGTCAATAGCTCCATCAACGACTTGTGATACTACACCAATTCTGGAAGGATCTGATGCAAGAACAATTGGCATAAAGTCCGAGGACAAGAACTTAAGAACATCTGAAGTTGGAATAGTATACATGTACTTCCAAATGTAACCAGCTCCAGTTGCTTCTGTATAAAGACCAGTGCCACTGTTATAGTTTCCACTTGCAGTTGATGGTTCTTCTGATGCGTTTTGTCCTAATGGATTAGCAGGAGTTTCTCCATTGTATAGACACTTCCAAACTTCATATGTTGAATTCATTACATAGAACTTGGAATCTGCAATATTGGACTCTCCCGTTGCTGATTGCTTACCTGTTTGACCGCCACCAGTAGGAGTTGCAGAATAATCGGGCTTCCACATATCAAACTTTGGATTTGCGGTAAGATTCCAGTTATAACGACGAATAACACTTCTTGCATAAACTGTTGTGATTCTCTTTGCTGCAATGAGTTCGTCGTAAATATCTTTCTTTTCTCTCTGGTTGTCTAAAGGTAGAGGTGGAACATCCTCCGTTCCATAACGATAAACACCAGTTTTTGCACTTACGCCAGCAGTAATTGTGGAACCAGCATCGCCTGTCTCTGAGATAGTGCTTCCTACAGTTGGAACAGAAGAAGATGCAGGAGTGCCACTACCAAAAATGTCTGTTAGAAGAAGAGCGTTTTCGTAAACAGCGGAAATAGTTCCTCTAAAAGCAGTACTTCCGTAGTCTCCAGCAGAAGTACCAACAAAAACTTCTCTACCAACTGTAAATCCAGTAGTAGACTTTGAGTAAATTTCTAAGTATGCTGCCCAAGGTTGTGGACGACCTACGAAGAAATACATACGTGACCTTTCAGCACTAGCGTCGTTAGGACCTTCGCTGAGCGATTCGAGGAATTGCGTCGCATTAAAAATTCTAAATTTATCAGAGATAATAGCAGCCATGGGTTTTCTGTTCCGACGTTGTAATTTGTGCCTGAGTTATTTATATTTATACCATTATGTAGTAATCAATTCTACTTGATTATCATCTACTTTAGTTGACCAGTAAATCAAGCGTCCAATAGTACCAGAGAATGGTTTGTCAACAAACGGAGCAATATTGAACTGATTATATGTAGACACTTGATAAGGATTAGTATCAGTAACATTTGTCTGTGCTACTCCATCAATATATGCTCCATAACTTGCGACAGGAGCATCATATGAGAATGCTACTTTGTTTCTATCAATTGTTTGAGTTTGTGCAATTCTAATAGCACTTCCATAATCACTACCAAATACAAATATATCTTGTGTATCTGATTTAGTATTGTAGAATGTTCCCAGATTTCCATTAGCACCTACATTATAAAGAAGCGTATTTTCATTAGTGCCATCATTATTAGTTCCTTCAAGTGCTTCGTGCTCAAGATAGAACGTGCCTTGCTCACCATTAAATCCAAGAGCAGTAAAACTTGTTCCGAGAATGTTGACGGCATCGCGTTGTCTTGTTACTGTGCTTCCGCTGGTGGGGATGTAGGAAGTGGGAAATCTCCCACGTTCAGCTTGTATATGAGAAACAAGAGATTTTTCACCACCAGAGAAGGTGCCTAATGCCCGCACATATATGCTGGGAGTAGCCCCTGCGTTTCCATTTCTAACAATAGCCGTGCATTTGTACAATCCTCCCCCTAAATTTGTAATTGTGGGATCAAGAGCATTTTGACCTGTTGCAGTAAGAGTAATACCATCTACTGTTGTACTTCTACTAGTTGTAGAAGAATATTGTGAAGCAACTACCAAATAATCCTTGACATCATTATCCGCAGTATCATAGAGATAGAATGTTACGGTCCACCATACCCCATATTGATCCAGATTACTTCTATTCCATAAATTATGATTGGTTCCTGCAGGCATCGAAAATCCACCAAACCCAAGTTCGTAAAATTGCTTAGGAGATGTGTACAGAAAATCACTATTTAAAGAATTTGAAACGTAATTCGTCCTCTCCTCCTCCACCAACAATCCAAGAGAATTGCCATTTGAATCATGAGTAAATCTTGCCTCATTTGCCTGAGCAGTTTGAATAATGCCATTCTCATCAACGTAAGTAGCAATGCTATTTCTAGAGAACGTAATTGGATTTGAATTTGTCACTTGGTTGTTGAGTGACTTGGCATTCGCAAAGTTCAAATCTAACTGTGGTTCTTGATATACAGGAGTAACAAAACTAGATTCTGATCCAGTATATGGTATAATATCAGAGTTAGGACCAATAGCAAAGTTACCTCTATAATTCACACAATCTTCAAAACTAGATGAAGTCTTAGAACCATAGTATACAATACCATAGTCTGTTCCATCTGAGTGGTAGAAATATCCAGAACTTGGGAAGAAGTGAGTAGAGTGTACATTTACACTGCTGCCAATTGGTGTACCACCAGCTACATGTTGTACTGGATTTTGAATAGATGGATTGACGAGGTTTACATAGTCTCTGGAGATAGTGTAACTGGAAAGTTTTCTATCTGTAAAATCTTGAATTGTCAAAGAATTATAATGTAACTCATATTCTTCAATTGACACACCCGAAACAAACGATTCTCCAGAATCCCAAGACACTGTATCTAGATTTCCAATATTTGGTCCTGCATTGAATGGTTCATAGTTTCCAACAAAATAATCATCACTACCAAATTCTATGTTACGTACTGTTACTGTATTAGATCTTTGTTCTACGACAGTAACATCAACGCCAGTTATTATTCCAGATCTTGTAAGAATATCTTCTGACATGTAGATAGTTTCTACATATCTGTCATAAATTCCAGATCCAGGTAAGAACCTAACTGCTTCGCTATTTTTTGTTGGTTCTTCTAATGTTACTATGCTATCTTCGTTATCTCCAAATTCATAATTGAATACAATCTCAATTTTAGCACTGGTAGCATCAAAACTTACAGAAGATTCGGATTGAATTGAAGCAACTCCACCAAATGCAACAGATACTAGATCTGGAATTTGTCTAAGGAACGTTCCAGCTGGCCAGAATTGTGCTGTTGTTCCTTTTTGTGCTCGTTCTACATCAAGGAAACGATCACTAAGCTTTCTTGAGTATCTTACTATTTCATCACCAACTAAAAGTATTCCATTAGAACTGAATTTAGTAGTGTCTGGAATGTATAGTATAGTATCTGTAAGAAGAGCATCAATGTCAAGATAAGCACCAACTTCATACTGATTGACATTAGATAGTAGTGGATTTGTAATTACGGTGTTTATTACACTAACAAACTCTCTATTTCTAATATCTGTTACGATTGATTCGCTGAGTGCTGCTGGTCTTTCTAGTTCAAGTACAGAGATTGCATATGAATTCTTGGTAGGTTGAGGAATAGTAACAGTATCAACGCTAGTAGCAGGAATGATAGTGATCTGCTTTGATAAAATTAAATCTGATACATCTACATCTTTTTTTACAAAAAGCGTAATCAATCTATTTTCTAGATTGTTCAGAGTTTCATCTTCACCTGGCATTTGTACAAATGCACTAGAAGTTACTAAGTCTCCTTGACCTTCTAAAGTTATATCAAGAGAATAACTTACGACAAGACTAAAAGGAGATAGAGAAACTTCAAAACTATTATTGATTAAAGAAACACCAATATCTCTGTCTTTTAGAACCGTATAATTTCGTGCAACTCTAACTATAGGTGCTTTAGTATAACCAGATCCAGGATTGATCAAGTCTACACTGACTACTTGACCTTTAGAAACACTTACTAATGCACGAGCTCCACCACCATCACCATTTTGTGGTTCAAATTCTAAAATTGGTGGAGTATAATACTGATATGCTGTTGGTTGAGTTATTGGTTCATAACTTCTCTGATTCCATTCAAGTCTTTCAATTCTGCCAGTAAGAACCTCATTGCCATTTCCATCATCCACAGTTTCCATGATGGCAACAACTGACAATCCTTCGCCACGAGTGATGCCAGCATAAGATTCTACTGAAACCGTACCAAAAATATTATTAGTTATTTGTTCGTTTCTTCTGCCTTCTTTACTAGTAGCAGTACTAGGAAGAGTTTTTATTTTTCTAAACTTATCCTGTCCATCTATTTTAATCTGATCTCCTGTTGCTAGATTTACAAATGGAGATCTATAAGATCTGCGTAATGAAGTTCCATACCAGATATTATCTGTTTTTGTTATTTTTCTTCCAACTTCATCTTCTTCATATGATAAAGTTACGGAAGAAAAATCACTCCAAGGAATTGTAATCCTAGTATCATAAGATCCAGCAATAGCAAATATGATATCTTGCTCTTCTATAAATTTAGAAGACTGAGATTTTACCCTATATGTAAGTTCACCATCAGTTCTATATGAATTGTATAGTTCTCCAATAACGTTGTAGGTTGTATCTTGATTATATTGGAGACAATGAATTCTTTTACCAGCTTCATCTCCTCTCCAGACGTTGGATTCTATTTGATCAAGAACAGTATTGGTAGATTGTAATGCTAGTTCACCATAAGCATAGTAGCTATCTGGTTCAAAATCATAAAGATTTAGAAGTTGACCAACTTCTCTTCCATATAAGAGACGCATATCAATATTCATCTCTTCTTTGATGGGAACATTGAAGTAGATATTTGGACCAACAACAGTATACGAATATCCCTCTCTTTGCAAAATACCATCAACAAAGACATAAAGATATTCTTTTTCTTCAATATTAGTTACAGTGTTATCTTCTACATCTAAAATCAAGAATGGTCCTACTCTAGTTCCATCAAGAAGGGATTTATCAATAGTAAGTCTCTTGTAATTACCAACACCGATACCAATTACATTTTCGACTGCAGTTGGTTCACCAATACTCTTAGCACCAAAATCTTGATCCCAAATGGGAGCAACATCAAATACTATTTTATTGGGGACTGTAGTTCTATCAATATAATAAGAATCTTCTCCAGGATAATCGGCATTGTATTTTGGTCTCTGTAAGACAGCATTTATTGTTACAAATAAATCTTCATCTTCTTCAGTGAATACTCCAGATCCATCTTCCCAATACAATTCAAAGATTTTGTTTTCTCCATCAATATAATCTGGAAGAGATCTTGTGTAAGACACACCATTAAATATGTCATCAAGATTATCATATAAAGAATCTATAGATGAGACAACATCATCACATTCTCCATTATATGGTAAATTTGGATCTGGAATTAGAGTATAATTTACATATGGTTTCAATGAAGTCCAATATCCAGTTTTTGTATCATTTGCAGGTACAATCTCTGTAGTGTAGTTTCCTTGTAGTGTTTCTTCTAAAATATCTCTAAAAGTATTGAGAGTACTTGCAACATCAGCACAAACGGGAATTTGTGTATCAACAATAACTTCTGGATCTTGATAAGCATCTGGAACAAACGATGACCAATCAGCTGCAATATTATCTGATGGTGGTCTACCAGAAAGCGTATTTCTCATTGCTTGAATCATATAATCAGTAGCTTTACTCAAAGCAGTCT